TCAGAGAGTGATCTCCCGTATCTTTGGCTTGCGCCAACGCATCGAACACCATGTACAGTTTGATAACTCTTTCCACTTGGGAAGGTTTGTTAAACAACTTGTATATGGCTGAGATTAGTTCCGGGTGCCGGTCTATCTCTAGGATCCATCCATGGTCTAGTTGCGTCGATAAGTAATTATGAAGGAGAGAATATCTCTTCCATACACTTTCGATTCCAGCAATACTAAAACCTGTCACTTCGGAACCTTTATGGAACCATCTTTTAGCGAATTCAAACGTATCATCTGATACGTGAGTTTTCTGCTCAGAGATGGGCATATCGAGTTGCGAAAGCAAGTCTTTGTACTGTTGTGCAACTAGTGCATTGGCAATAACTATGTCATCTCCAAGTAAGCAGTAGCTTGTGAAGTGCGGGATTCCCGCTCTTAACGCAGCTACTCTTACAAGGACATGATGAGTTAACGCCATTGCGCACCAGGACGAGTAGGCCCCCATTGGTTGTCCTGCGTTATAACTAACGCTAGGATTCCCTTTAGAGGTGTACTCGTACCCTACAAGGACGTGAGCCCATGCACTCGCTTTCTCTTTACCAAACAACTTTTCGAATACTCTCATTTGAACAACGAGAGGCATTCTATCAGTTGCGTTGGAAAGATCGAGTGAGTAGAATGGACTGAGAGGCAAAATCCGGGTAAAGCTACCTTGACTAAAGGTACAATCAGTCTTAATCTTTCTCAAGATGCTATTCATAGCATCATGATAAGGTTTCAGACACGTTTGTGACCAATAATCAAGGATAGCAATTACCCTTGTTTTTCCCTCTTTATCGCTGAAGTAGGAGAGTTTCCTAAAGGACTGTGTCTTCGGCGGGAAGAGAGTTTTCCAGATGCTAGCTAAGCTGTGTTCATTGAACCGGCTAACCATCAAAGCATCGATAATCTTACCCAGGGTATCACCTCCAAGAACTCGAATGTTTTCGAGTAATTGTTGAGGTAATATCGTAAGTTCGGTTACCGAAGTTAAGATGGCTTGGCCCAATGGTCCAGACTTAGTAGACATATGGAACTTTTCAAACCCGACCTTAGTTGGGCGGATCCCCAATTGTTGACACGCATGGTTAAGTTCGGATTCCGTAATGGTATCCTTACCTTTCCATGGTGAGATAATTGGGGTCACATCCAGAACAGGTTTCAGGTGTATCCCTCTCAATGATATTAACAATGTCATTAAGAGTCTTATACCATCCTTTGTCTGGATGAGCTCTTTGTGGGAAGTTAGCCAAACTGGCCAACCTCCTTTAAGAGCAACTCCGTCCAACGTCTCTAATGGATGCCCTGTGAGGTATCTTGTAACTGCAAGCCGTGAACTTTTCACGTACTTAACAGTCCAAGCTAACCCACGTTCATCTCTTAGAGATTTCACGGTCCTAAAGTACTCCTCTACTAGCGGTCTTTTAGTTTTCATCAGCTCAGGCAAGTAAAATGTTAAGATTAACGTCGTTAACAAGACGATTAGTCGCATTTTCTTTTCTGAAGCTTTTAAAAATTAAAAGGTTCACTCTAATGCATGAGCACGCGATCCTGGTCAGATTAGGTAGCTAACCTTCTGCCAGGTGGGTATGCGACAACCCTACCGCCGCGCTCATACACTCAGCGGCAGTTTTGTGGCTCACAGGGGATACTGAAAACCCCAGGTGTTGACACATGCTTGCCTGTAGCGTAGAGCCGGCCTCAAGGATGTCAAATATCCCACCCTCAACTGAAGGTTCCCTGCTTGCTAGGCAGGTACTGCTCCAATCTTGGGTATGGAATATCTGGATCATCCTATGCGGATGCAAACACGACCAGGGTAATCCCTTTGGAGAGTGGAAGGATATCCTTAATATAAAGGACACGTCCGTGTAACTTGACTGCTTTCGCAGTTCAGAGGTTACTTAGGATTATCATGAAGCTGACGTAAGACT